TCAGCGGATTAAGGCCAGAGCTACTCACGGAACTAAGGCGGGTCAGTGGTCAGCTAGAAAGGCGCAGCTATTGGCTAAAGAATACAAAGCTAAAGGTGGAGGATACCGATAATGGCTGAGAAAAAAACACTTAAGATGTACACGACAAAAGCGGGTGCAAAGCAATATGGCTCTGAGGAGGACGCAAAGAAACATGCTAAAAAAGCATTTCGGGCGTTTCTAAAAAATCCAACTCAAAAAAATTTAAGACTTGTAGAGCAGTTTGATGCTGCAAAATATGCCGCTATTGCCAAGGAGACTCGTGAAGAATTTGGCAAAGATTCAGGGCATATTTATGATGCGATAGAAAAATCTAGCCTAACAGCTGCTCAACAGACAAAAGCTCGCAGTCTACTTAAGTTAAAATGAGCTACGAAGATCGCGGCACATTGAACGCCATACTAAAGAAGCAGAGGGAAGCAGATGAAAGCTCCGCAAAAGTCTCTACTTAACTGGGGCAAACAAAAGTGGCGCACCAAGAGTGGCAAGAAATCTAGCGAAACTGGTGAGCGTTACCTTCCTTCTAAGGCTATCTCTGCTCTTAGTGATGCTGAATATGCAGCTACAACCCGAGCTAAACGAGCGGGTAAGGCAAAGGGTAAGCAGTTTGTGGCTCAACCGAAGAAGATTGCTGAAAAAGTGAAGAGGTACAGAACGTAATGGCTTGGTATGTAAAAAGTACGAATGAATTGTGGACTGGCAAAACCCATGAGTTTCAAGGTTGGACATGGAGCGGCGCAACAAAAACCGCTGATTCTATGAAACTTGTTGAAGGGCCAGAGCCTAAAGTAGAAAAACCTAAGAAAAAACCTGCGGCTAAGAAAAAATGAGCTTTGTAAATACACTAAAACAAGAAGACCTAAATGCGCTGCGGGAAGCCGTTAAGCGCATTCACTTTAAGTATTTTGATAAAAAACATGGCGCTTCCTTTGTTACGAATGCAATGGTTGACCAAATCATTGATTGGTATGGGCCTGAAGTTGTAGAAAAATCTATGAAAGTATTGGTAGATAAAGGACTGCGATAGTGGTTGATTTCAAGTACAAACCTGATGGTGAAGTGCTAAAGTCCTTTATGAAGGACAATACATTCTTTCGTGGTATTCGTGGGCCAGTAGGGAGTGGTAAAAGTGTTGGATGTTGTGTTGAAGTTTTTCGCAGAGCGCTGGAGCAAAAGAAAGGCCCAGACGGAATCCGAAAGTCTCGATGGGCTATTATACGGAACACAAACCCACAGTTACGAACTACAACTATTAAAACATGGCTTGACTGGTTCCCAGAAGAAGACTGGGGAAAGTTTACATGGTCAGTCCCTTACACACACCGAGTAAAAAAGGGTGATATTGACCTCGAAGTTATCTTCCTAGCTCTTGATCGCCCAGAAGATGTCAAAAAACTCCTCTCTCTCGAACTGACTGGCATCTGGATCAATGAGGCTAGGGAGATACCCAAGTCTATCATCGATGCGTGTACTATGCGTGTTGGTCGTTTCCCTAGCATGAAGGACGGTGGGCCTAGCTGGACTGGCGTTATTGCGGATACAAACGCACCCGAAGAAGATCACTGGTGGCCTATTATGTCTGGTGAGGTTCCAATTCCTGATCACATTCCTCGTGAGCAAGCCAAAATGCTGGTAAAGCCTGACAATTGGGAGTTCTTTACGCAACCTGCGGGAATGGTTGAGATTAAAAACCAAGATGGTGAGCTTGAGGATTACCAGCCGAACGATAAAGCAGAAAATCGCCAACACATGATGAAGTCGTATTACCCGAATCTTATTCGCGGTAAAACAAAAAGCTGGATTGATGTCTATGTTATGAATAGGTTGGGATCAATCCAAGACGGAAAACCTATATATCCCATGTTTGCGCCCGAAGCCCATGTCTCTAACGAAGAAATTGCCATTGCGGCAAACCTCCCAGTCTACGTTGGCTTGGACTTTGGACTGACCCCTGCCGCCACTATCGGGCAGAAAGTGCGCGGCAGGTGGTTAATTCAACAGGAGATTGTCGCTATTGATATGGGGATTGTGAGATTTGCTGAAGTTTTACGGCAAGAGCTTGCAACACGATTTAGCGCTGCCTCTGAAGTTATTATTTATGGTGATCCCGCTGGTGACTTTAGAGCGCAGACTGATGAATCCACTCCCTTTCACATTCTGCGCGGGGCTGGCTTGAGGGCTTTCCCTGCGCCCTCCAACTCTGTTGACCTACGTCTTGAAGCAGTTTCCTCACAACTGACCAAGATGGTTGAGGGTAAGCCAGCCTTTTTAATTGATCGACGCTGCCAACAGCTTATCAAAGGATTTGAAGGTGGGTATCAATATCGTCGCATGGAAGTAAGTGGTGAAAGATACAGCGATAAGCCTGATAAGAATATGTTTTCGCACATTCACGATGCGCTTCAATACATGATGCTAGGTGCTGGTGAAGGACGAGCGTTGATGAATACGCAAAAACCTGCTAAGGCAGTAGTAGCTAACCGCTCTTTTGATGTCTTTAGACGAGGGCCGAAAGCTAAACGTAGTAGTAATGTTTGGTCAAGGATGTAGCAAATGTGTTTTGGTGGTGGAGGCGGTGGGCCTTCTGAAAGTGAAAATAAAGCGGCAGCAGAACAGCGAATAGCGGCTGACGCAGAGCGAGAACGAGCGGCAACAGAAAAAGCAAAAGCAAAACGCGAAGATGTTTCTGATGCTATTAAACGCAAATCCGAATCTAGATATGGTCGTCGCGGTAGAGGTCGTCGCTCTCTTATGCAGACATCATCTGGTGGTGGTTTCTTAGGACGTTTTGAGTAATGCATGAACTAGCCAAAGCAAAACTGCAACGCTACAAAAAGGCAAAAGCATACCGTGAAAACTGGGTGCCTCTTTTTGAAGAGTGTTATGAATACACGCTGCCAATGCGTGAATCTTTTTATTACGAAGAAGCGGGACAGCGCCGTGATGAAAAGATATTTGACGCAACAGCCGTTTCAGGCATTCAAGAATTTGCCTCTCGCTTGCAGTCTGCTATGGTTCCTAACTTTACGCGCTGGGCTGACTTCATTGCTGGCAGTGAGGTACCCCCAGCAGAGCGTGATGCAATAAACAATCAGTTAGATGAAGTAACAGACTATGTGTTTGAGGTACTTCAAAACTCTAACTTTGCTCAAGAAGTACATGAGTCCTTTATGGACTTAGCTGTTGGGACTGGTGTCTTGTGTGTTGAGGAGGGGGATTCAGTCAACCCAGTCATTTTTACCTCGGTTCCTTTGCCTCGAGTTATCTTAGACGCTGGCCCCAACAACAACATCGATCATGTTTTCCGCGAGAGAAAAAAGATTCGCTTTGATGATCTGAGTATTCTTTACCCTGATTCTACGTTTGACCCTAAAGTTATGGATCAAATGGGTAAAGATCGTGAGACAACAGTTCTCGAGATTGTTTGTCGTGATTATTCTAAGCGCAATGAAGAAGCGTTTTATCATTATGCAGTCTGCATGACCACCGAAACATTGCTTTATGAAAAGCAGCTTAAAGGTTTGGGTTCTAATCCGTTTATTTGTTTCCGTTGGTCTCCAGCGCCAAGCGAAGTTTATGGTCGTGGCCCAATTGTTACTGCGCTTTCTGCAATTAAGACTACCAATCTTACAACTGAATTAATTTTAGAGAATGCTCAAATGGCTATCTCTGGCATTTATCAGGCTGAAGATGATGGTGTTATGAACCTAGACACAATTAATCTTGTGCCAGGGACTGTTATTCCAAAGGCTATGGGCAGCGCAGGTCTTCAACCCATTCAGTCTGCGGGTCGTTTTGACGTAGGCCAACTACAGCTAAATGAAATGCGCATGGAAATACGCAAGCATCTATACATGGATATGTTAGGTGATCCCGATAAAACTCCTGCATCAGCGACAGAAATTGCGGAAAGAATGGCTGACTTAAATCGGCGCATGTCTGCGACTTTCGGACGGTTGCAAACAGAATTGGTTCAGCCAGTTCTACAGCGAGTCATTTATATTCTTAAAAAGCAAGGCCGCATTGAAATCCCTACAGTTAATGGTCGTGAGATCAAAATTCGTTCGGTTTCACCGCTAGCGCAAGGCCAAGCAAACGAGGATATTGCGCGTATTGCACGGTTCTTAGAATTGGTTGGTGGGACATTTGGCCCACAAATGTTGCCCATTCTAATTAACCCAGAACAGACTTCTGTAGAACTGGCTAAAAAGTTTGGTGTACCAGATAGCTTGATTCGTGATGAAGAAGAGCGTAAACAAATAACTGCAATGATGCAGCAAATGGCGCAACAGCAGGGAGCAGACGTTGGTAGCCAAGGTTAATATTGGTATTGATGGGATTAAAAGGTCTTCAGCAGAAGACGTTAAGATCAGTAAGAATGTAGCTCAAATCTTTGAAACACCTACTGGTAAAGAGGTTTTGCGTTACCTTAGGTCAATTACCATTGAAACAGCTCACGGCCCGAATGTTCAGGCAAATGAGCTTTTTCATGCCGCTGGTCAATCTTATATTGTCGCCATACTCGAGCAGCGCATTGCACACGCACATAGGAGTAAAGATAAATGAGTGAAGAAGCAGCAGTAGAAGTAGCAGCCGCTGATGGTCGTGACTTTGTAACTCAGGAAGATGTTGAATCAACACAACCACAGGAACGCCCTGAATGGTTGCCTGAAAAGTTTAAAACGCCAGAAGATTTAGCAAAGTCTTACAGTGAACTTTCTCAAAAACTAGGATCAAAAGACGAAGACATTCGTAATGCCATTCTTGAAGAGATTCAAAATGAAGCGTTTGCGGATCGCCCTGAATCTGCCAATGACTACACATTGCCAGAATCTATTGACCCAGAGCAATCAGTAGACAATGATTTGTTGAAATGGTGGTCTGAACACTCTTTTGAAAATGGCTTTAGCCAAGAAGAGTTCGAGCAGGGCATTGAAATGTACGCTCAAGCAATTGCTGGAACAGAGCCTGATTTAGAGTATGAAGCAAGCCAACTAGGCGACAATGCAAATACACGCATTGAAGCGGCTTCAGCTTTTGCTAATAAGTTCTTCCCTGATGAAGCACTACCAGCAATCGAGCGTATGTGTGAATCCCATGAGGGGATTATTGCCTTAGAAGTTATCATGGAAAAAATGAAAGATGGTAACTTTGGTGGTGCAGGTGAAACCACAGCAGGTAAAACCCTTCCAGAGTTACAGCAAATGATGCTTGACCCGCGATATAGCGGGTACACGAAAGACCCAAGTTTTGTAAAACAGGTGGAAGATGGATTTAAACAACTCTACCGAGACTAAGATTTTAAAAAGAGGGGCGTTCTACATGACGCCCCTTTCGCCATTTCACCTTGATGAAATTGCAGAAAACATGTCTCAAGAAAATAAACGTGAAATAAAACTTCTTGGGTATACAGATATTCGTGTCGCGGTTAGTGAAATGTACGAAACGTCTGAGGCTTACATTGTTCGTAAAGAAGGTGGCCCAATATTGTTTGTTGGTGGTTTGTGGTATGCTGAGGATCAGGATTATCCACAGATGTTTGCTTTGTTTATGAATGAGGCAATGAATAACCACATGGTCTTAGCGCGTGGCTCTAAGATGCTAGTTAATTACTTATCGGCAACAAATGACCATATGACTATGACAATACTTGCTGATTATGAGGGTATGTTGAACTGGGCTTTATGGCTTGGATTCGAGCCAATAGGCACAATTACAAGCGGTTATAACAAGTATGTTGAATTTATTCGTTGCAATTTGGATGCAAATTGTGTTTACGATAAGTCACCACGGCCCGTAATGCACTGATTGGCCCGAAAGGATACCCAAGTTGAAGTGGTCAAGCGGACACCCGTAGAAACCCGAAACTTCAATTTAGGACTGAAAAATGGCTAATACAATCGATCAAGCCTTTATCAAACAGTTTGAATCAGAAGTTCACATGGCGTATCAACGTATGGGTTCCAAGCTACGGAACACATGCCGCACAACCAATGTGACTGGTTCAACAGCTCGATTCCAAGTAATCGGCAAAGGCGTAGCTAACACTAAATCACGCAACGGCAATGTAACAGCAATGGAGCTGGCGCATACCAATGTAGAAGTCACAATGGCTGACTACTATGCACCAGAGTACATCGACAAGCTAGACGAGTTGAAAGTCAATATCAACGAGCGTCAAGCTGTCGCACAATCTGCTGCTGCTGCTCTAGGCCGTAAGACTGACGAGATCATCACAACAGCTATGGACGCTGGCGCAAACTCAACTGCAATTGCAGATGCAACTGGCGCATTAGTCAAAGCTGACCTGCTAACTTTGTTTGAAACATTCGGCACAGCTGACATTCCAGAAGATGGCCAACGCTATCTTGCAATGTCACCTGCTGGTTTTGCTGACTTGTTTGCAATCAACGAGTTTGCATCATCAGACTATGTTGGGCCACAAAACCTACCGTTTGCTGGCGGCATGACAATGAAAGAGTTCTTGGGCTTCAAGATTTTCTCAACGTCTGCTGTAGCTGGTGGTAAGAACTTTGCGTACCACACATCTGCTGTTGGTCTAGGTATCAACTCTGACGTACAGACTGAAGTCAACTACGTTCCAGAAAAGGTATCACACCTAACCACATCAATGATGTCAATGGGCGCTGTAGTCATCGACGATGATGGTGTCTACGAAGTTCTAGACAACAACTAAGGGGATTAGATTATGGCTTATAATCCAGCAAATCTAACTCGTCTATCTGGCGGTTCTGGCGTTTCATTGTGGCATTACACTACAACTGACGCTGCAACTGTTGTTGACGCGGCAGGTTACTTCAATGATTCAGCGGGTATGTTTAATACAAACGACATTATCCTTGCTGTTACTGCTTCAGGCGGTACGCCTGTAATTAAGATTCTGTACGCAAATAGCGTTACGGCATCTGCGGTAGACGTTGTTGATGGTACAACTGTCACAGCGACAGACACACGTTAATAGGGATGGGGGCTACGGCCCCCAACTTTACTTATGCCTGATGTAGCAAACACACCTATCAAAGTATGCTCTCGCGCTTCTGTCTTGATTGGCGGCGACGAGATTCAGTCTTTTACAGACGGTACTTTAGAGTCTTCTGTAGCCGACTCTGTATACGAAGACATTGTTCGTGCAGCTTTAACAAATACACGCTGGCGATTTGCTACTAATCAACAACAGCTAAACAGATTGGAGGCAGCGCCAACTGGTCGTTGGGAAGCTGCATATCAACTTCCTTCTGAAACACTTTTAGTTCACGCGCTTACAGTAAACGATGTTCCCATTAAATATGACATTTATGGCGACAAGGCTTACACCAATTCATCTTCTACAGATGTTGTTATTGCTGACTTTACTTACCGCGCTGATGAACAGAACTGGCCTTCTTTCTTTACTTTGGCTGTTCAACATATGCTTGCAGGTACTTTTGCAATATCTATTGCTAGAGATTCAACACTATCACAGTTAATGGATCAAAAAGCGCAGCTCTTTATGGCGCAAGCTCGTCGTGCTGATTCTCAACAGCAAACAACGCGCAAGCTAAACACCTCGAGGTTTATTACACAAAGGCGTAGCTAATGCAGAAAGTTAAAGTACCAGTTAATAGCTTTCAGTATGGCGAAGTTAGTGACTCTCTGTTGATGAGAACAGATACGTCCATCTATGCGCAATCTGCACAGCGTTTAGAAAACATGGTTGTTATGGCTGAAGGTGCGGTTAAAAAGCGCTTTGGTCTGAAGCATATCCATGACTACAGCATAGCTTACAATTCTACATACCCAGCTCAGTCGCATCTTTTTAAGTTTATCTTTGATGATAATGAGCAGTATGTAATTTCTGTTGAGCATCAAAAAGTACGTTGTTTTCAAATAGAGCCAGATGGTGATGTTACTTTAGTTTCTACAATTACTCAGGACGTTGATGGTAACTCCCTTCCGTTCGATCAGAGCTATTTGCAAGAATATACATACGCTCAGTATGGCGATGTTATGTTCATTTGCCACCCTTTGTTTGCGCCTAGAACTTTAATTAGAACTAGCCTTACTACATTTGAAATGGATGTTTATACATTCGATCAACGCGCCGATAATATTGTTACCTACCAACCCTACACACGGTTTCATGGTCAAAATGTAACGCTTGATCCTTCAGCAACAAGTGGCAATGGCATTACTTTAACAGTTAGCGAAGACTACTGGGATATAACTGGTACGCAGTCTGGCGGTAATTATCCTGATTCTAAACACGTTGGCGTTGTAGTTCGCTATGGCAAAAGTGAAATAGAAATTACTAGCGTTCAATCTGCTACACAGGCAACTGGCAATGTAGTTGATGAACTGCGTATCCGTTTAACAGTTCTTAATCCACTAAGAACCATTGATGGAAGCTCTACCGTTGAAGTTACTATGATTAATCATGGCTTTGCTGGTGGAGAAAGCATCACAATTGAAGAAGCCTCTGCAACTGGTGGCATTAACAGTGGGAACTTAAACGGAACTCGCACGGTTGGTGACATTATTGATGAAAACACCTTTAACTTTACTGCTGGCGGTAGCGCTTCTAGTTCTGAAGATGGTGGTGGTTACGTTAAGATTGTTACCCATGCGCCTACATCTGATTGGAGTGAGCAGTCTTGGTCTGCGGCTCGAGGTTATCCCGCAGCCGTTACATTTCATGAAAATAGATTGTGTTTTGGCGGCACAATAGCAGAACCAGATACAATTTGGATGTCGCAAGTTGGCTCGTTTTTTAACTTTGACGTTGGTGAAGCTGAAGATACTGAAGCAATTATTTTAATTGCTGCAACTGGTGATATTAACTCTATTCGGTACTTGGTTTCTAACAGAGACTTGCAAGTCTTTACTGCAAATGGCGAGTTGTATGTCCCAACATACCTAAACCAAGCAATTACACCTACAAATGCTCAGATTCGCAAGCAAACCCCATATGGTTGTGAGTTTGTTCAGCCTGTTTCTATTGATGGCGCTACAATCTTTGCTCAACATGACGGTAAGATTATTAGAGAATATATCTATACTGATGCTGAAGATGCTTACACGGCTGCATCTGTATCAACACTTGCTTCTCACTTAATCAATGAGCCAAAATGTTTAACTGTTTCACATAGCGGCTTTGATCTGCCAGATTCTTATGCGGCACTGACCACGGGTAACGGAGAGCTTGCCTTGTTTAGCTCAAACAGGTCTGAAAAGCGAGCTTCTTGGTCGCGCTTTACGACTGATGGTAGTTTTTGCTCTGTTGTAGCTGTGCATGACAAGTTGTTTGCTAATGTTTGGTATGACAATCAACTACATCTTTGTCAGTTTGATACAAACATTGGTCTTGATAAGTGGGTCTTGGGTACAATTGCTGCAAACAAACTAGATGTAAGCGCTGCATTTTCTAATGGCGATGTCGTTGATGCAGTACACAGTGATGGATCGTATCTTGGGTCGTATACTGTAGATTCATCTAATGAGATTGATCTGACAGGTTATACTGGTGATGTTTATGCTGGATTAAAGTTTACTTCTAAGATTGTTACTAATCCTATTGATGCGAGCATTGGTTACGGCCCTGCTACTGGTGATATTCGTGGTCTGGCTAATGTGATAGTTGACGTAAAGGAAACTTCGTCAATGAAGGTAAATACGCACACTGCGCTATTTGAACAATTTACTGGTAAAAAAGAAGTTCGAGTGCGTGGTTATAATAGAAATCCCCAAGTAACTATTGAACAGGATGATCCCCTGCCAATGCAAGTTAATGGTGTTGTTATGGAGTTAATTGTTTAATGGGACCATCCACAATATTTACGATTGCTTCAACAATTTTTAAAGTTGGGGCTGGTATTCAAGAGGGAATTATTAAAGAGAGAGAGGCTCAACTTGAAGCCTTTAATATTGGCACTGAGCGCACTTTAGCTAAGGCATCTGCTAATATAGATGCAATTCGTCGCCGTGAAGAATTAAAAGACGTAATGGAAGCTGCAGAAAGTTTCTTCTTAAGAACTAGGGAGGAAACTATGGACATTGAGGCATATTACGAAAGAGAGCAAGATATTGCTGGCGGTGATATAGATGACATTGCAGCAATGAGTTATCTAAACGATCTTAAGTACAAGCAAGAAATTTACGGAACTAGACGTAGAGGTGTAGAAGAACGACAGGCATCTGTTGTTCGAGCTGTTGGTGATGTTTTGCAAGCTGGTGTAGACTATTACTCAACAAGGCAAGATCGCCCAAGCCTTGTTCAACAACGTAAAGCAAGTCCTAGACCACGCTTAAGACCAACTAGGAAGCGGTAAATCAAATGGCATTAGTAAAACAGCAACGTAGATTTAAAGTAGGCCCAATTGGGGTTGCCCGAGTATCAAGAGCAAGTACGACTGTTGCTGGTGCTGTAAGGGAATTGGCTGATGGCATTAACCGCGAAGCGGTAAAAGTTGCTGCATCCGAGGCGCAAGAGAGTGGCAAGAAGTTAGCCGCTGAAGCTAATTTGGATTCTATTACGAGCTTAGACTCAAACACTCTTGTTCCTCAGGCTATGCAACTAGCCTCGAACATGGGGTCTATTCAAAAAGAAGCGTTTGAAAACGCAATCCTTCTACGCTTTGAAAGCGCTATACAAGATGACATTCGTGCTAAAAAAGCCGAGCTTATGCAGCGCGTGTCCGAGCAACGCAATGCTCCAAAGCTGTTTGAAAATCTATTTAGCGAATATCTCAAAGGTATCTCGGAAAACTCTAGCGGTTACTACAAACAAATCATTGTAGACTCAGGAGCCTCTAACTTAGAAGATGGGCGCTCGCGCTTAAAGGTAGCGCAGATAGCACGAATCCAAGCAGAAGCTAAAGCGGCTAAACAAAAGGAAGACGATCTATTTGTTAAAAACGCTTATGAGCAGGGCTTAACAGGGCAAGCGTTTCAGTTCCAAGGAACAGCAAACGAGATAGCTGCCAAAGGCGCTACCTATAAAGGCGTTGGTGTTACAGACGATAATCAAGAATCTGCACTAATGAAACGTGCGCGTTTAGCGTATGTTGAAGGTCAGATGAGTCGTATTCTTAACGACAAAGCTGTTGCCCCATATGCAGCTCAGATTGAGGCTTATCTACAAAGCGGTGGTAAGTTTCACCTTATGAAAGGCTTGCCACCTGCGGTGCGTTCTGCACTGCGTGAGATTCGCAATATTACTGGCGCTGATGATGCTTTGTCTTACCAAGAAATTGCTGCACAAAACTCAAATGCTTTTAGTACAGCAAAGACAACTGGCGCTTTTGTAATAGAAGACCTAAAGCAACAGAAGCTAAAAACAGAAGCTGAACAGAAAGCATTCGTAGATCAGTCTAATGAAACAACTTATAACTTTTTACTTGGCGTTGAGCAGTCTGTAGCTGATGGCGACTATTCGTCATATGCTCGAGTTGGCAGCATACAGCAAATCCAAACGCTTATTAAAGATTTAGACCAAACTTCTTCTCAGCTAGATCGTTTGCCTATTGGTTTTGAAAACAGAAAAAAAGTTATTGTCGCTGTAGAAAAAGCCAAAGATCAACTTGCTGTTGGCTTAGTTCAAAGAACATTAGAGTTAAAGCCAGAGTTAGCAGAA